AATTGAGCAGGTATTTTTAGCACTTTTACAGGTTCTTTACAAACACTTGCCAGCCGTCATAGGTGTGCGTAGTCTTTTGCCCGCGCGCAATAACATATACCAGCCGGTTGGACTAACTACGGAGTATTACTATGGAATGCAATAAAATCGGCTTGGGTGGCTTTACCGCCCGGATAAAATGTGCAAGACTATTCGCAGCTGGATTATACAACCAGCCGAGTTGGTGGATTAGACACCCGCGAACTCTGAAACCAAAAGGTAGACAGAATCAGACTTCATGCGTTAAACCCAGCACCCTCTTGCTGGGCCATTCAACACGAACCGTTGACTGGGGGCATGGGTCGGGAGCCAAAGAAAACGCCCCCAATTCTGGCCTTACCTTTTGGGCCAGAGTCTTGCGGCTACCCGATCCACCATTTCCAAACCAAAAGGAGATGGAACGCATGATTTATACGTTCATTGTGGCTCACAGCAGCCAAAAACTTGCCCAGCTTAAGAAGCTGCGCAGTTTCAACCTTTGCTCACACTGAAGAGCAAGCCCGCAAAAACTTCCCTGGCATGCCATTGGTACTGCAGGCCCGCACACACGTTCGCCGTGCGCAAGGGGGTGCAGCATGAGCCAGTCAAAGCAACTACCCCGCGCCATTAAAACAACCAGGTACGATCTAATGTCGGTTGAGAACCAGCGGCTGAAAGGCAAGGTTGAAAGCCAGCGCGCCCAACTGAATGAGCTACGCCGAAAGCTTACTGAAAGCGAGGAGCGCAACGCACACAGCAACGCCATGCTGCGCCGCACCACGCGCCTGCTTGACGAGGTGGTTTATTCAAAGCAGCAAAGCAGCGAGCTGATTGAAGAGGTTGAACAACTACGCCAGGTGCGCGCCGGGGGTGACCTATGAACCACGTTACCCAAGCCGTTTATGAAAGCACTCTTGCAGTAGAGCGCACTGGCGGCCTTTCGTTCGAAGGGTCTGCGCTGGGCGTGGTTAGCACCGAGCAAGCCGCGCGTAAGCTTGAAGAGTTCTGGCGCAACTGCAGTAATGAAATGGCCAGTGACCCATGCTTTGAACCATGCCAAGGCATGGTTAGCTGGATGCACGCCGCCCTGCACCACTGGTTAAACAGTGTTGACTTCATTGCCGTAGTTGAGAAGCTGAGCGAAGCGCGGGAGGTGCAGCATGCCTAAGCGCTTAACTTCAATCAATAACCTTGCTGGCAATATCAATGTGCACAGCCTTGGCCAGCGCGTTCGTATCGACATTGGCCCGCTTAATATTGAGGTACCACAGCGCAGCATTCGCCTAACCCGCGACCTTGCGCCCGGTTGCCCAGGCGTTGAGTTTGGCACGCTGGAAGTAATGGCAGATTCACACTGCCGTAACTGCGGCGGCCCTGTTCGCATTGCGCTGGGCTTAAACCCAAAGCAGCTGAAGCGCCTGCGTAACGAGTTGACGCAAAGCGAGTATGCAGACAACCGCTTTTTGTCACCAGCTGAGCGGGGTGCGCTATGTGTGTAAAAGAACATCGCAAAGGATGGTCTATCGACCTAGACCACGGCGCAGCAATTATGGTGCTTAAAGGCTTTGACGTAATCACGATTAGCGCGCACCCATTAACGGTTGAAACCACTCGGGCACAATGCCTAATTAAGGCGCACCCCGAGGAAGCGCCGAAGTCGTACCGGCTCTTTGTTGCCACACCGAATGAGAAGCACGTTTATATTCACGCTTTAATTAACCGCGAAGCCGCCCTTTGGCTAGCTGAGAACTGCGGCATTGAGAACAACCTGGTTAGCGAGGTGAAATCATGAACCTACCAGCATTAGCACTACCTAAAGAGAAGCCCGCTAACTGCTGGGCATTGACACTGACTGACGGCGAAGCAACCCAAACCCTGATCGTGCGCGCCCCCAACGAAGGCCGCGCCCGTGAATGGGCCATGGAGCGAACCACCCTACCCCGTGAGCACTGCATTATTAACAGCTGCAGCGCCGTGGAGCACTGGGTTCACCGCCGTGACGCCAGCGTTACCATGTCAGACCCACGCCTTACGCACCTGCGCGCCATTGCAGACAAGCACGGGCTTGAAGCTTACCAGTTCCTGGGCGAAGCCATGCCTCGCGCTGTTGTGATTGCCAGCCCCGAGGACCATAAAGCCTTGCAGGATGGCATTCAATGGACTGCAGAACGCTGCCAGCGCCTTGAACGCGCATTGAACGATTGCGTTGCCGTTATGACTAATGGCGATACGGAATCCCTTGACCATGCCACCGCTTTGCGTGTGGCCAAAATTCTTCTGAAAGGAGATAAGTAATATGGCCACTCCAATTTTACTAGACGAGTACCGCGACCTACCCACCAAGCAACAGGCCAGCCTGATGATTGATGAATCAGTCACAGCAATGGAGTGCCTGACAGAGCTTTTAGAGGCGGCAGGCCGGGAGAAAGTAGAAGCAGACAAGGTGGCTAAGCTGATGAAGCTACACGTGAACAACATCTATGCTTGGACGTTGAAAGCAAGCAGCGATTAAGGAAGCACCAGGAACGACGAAGCCCGGCCACAGCGCTGGGCTTTTTTATTCAGAACAAACCCTTTACGTTGTCAGCATACTCCCTACAACCGCACCAGATAGCCCACCCCGCTGCAACGCTGCAAACTTGGCGGCATGAGAGAGAAGATTGCAGAACTAAACCGCCGCATAGACAACATGATTCGCATTGGCGTAGTTGAAGAAGCCAAAGCGGGCAAGGTTCGCGTGCGTACCGGCAAGATTTTAACCGACTGGCGGCCATATATGGTTCAGCGCGCGGGCGCGTCAAAGCGCAGCTGGCGTATCAGCGTTGGTGAACAGGTTATGTTGCTGTCGCTTTGCGGTGACTTAGCTAACTGCTACGTGCTTCCTGCAATCAACTCGAACGACAACCCGGAACCAGACGACCACGAAGACCGTGACCACATTGCATACCCTGACGGCGCGGTGATTGAGTACGACCCGGAGACCAGTTTTTTAAAGGTAACCGGAATTAAGAATGCAGAGATTCAGGCCACCGAGCGGGTAAAGGTCGACTGCCCTGAAACGGAAACCACCGGCAATCTAACTGTAGGCGGCAACGCGATTGTGAAAGGCACGACTGAACTGCAGGGCGCAGCCACCATGAAAGACACGGCCACCGTTACTGGCGCGCTCGCTGCCAACGGAGGCGCAGCAATTAAGGACGGTGCAAGTGTTGATGGTGGACTTGAAATTGACGGAGAAGCCTACGCCGAACACGCCCACGGTGGCGTTTCTTCAGGCTCAGGAACTACTGGACCGGTGGCGTAATGGCGTGGCGCGGAATGAATCGGAGCACCGGCAAGGCGATTGATGAAACGGATCACATTCGCCAGTCGGTGCGCGACATATTAACCACGCCGGTAGGCAGCCGCATCATGCGTAGAAGCTATGGAAGCCTGCTTTTTGAATTGATAGACCAGCCAGTTAACCGGGCGAATCGGTTGCGACTGATGGCGGCCACGGTGAGCGCGCTTACCCAATGGGAGCCGCGCATAAATATCACCAGGCTGGACCCATACCACGACCAAAGCGGCCGCGTAATTATATCAATGGAAGCTGAGCGCGTGGACACAGGCGAAATGATAACGATTGCAGGCATACAGGTGAACGAATGACGACATACCGCTTGATTAACTTATCGAAGGTACCAGTGCCTGACATTATTGAAGTGCCCGACTTCGAAGAGAAGTACCAGGCATTAAAAGACATGCTTGTTAACTTGGATCCTGAATACTCGCAAGCACTCAGCTTGGAATCTGACCCCGCCGCTCGATTGCTGCAGGTTTTCGCGTATCGTGAAATGTACCTGACCGCACGAATTAACGACGCCACCCGCGCCAATATACTGGCGAGCGCAAAACGCGAAGACCTAGACGGCCTGGCTAGCCGCTACAACATTGAGCGCTTGACCATACAGCCTGCCAACCCTGATGCGAACCCGCCAGAGCCCGCAGTAATGGAAGAAGATGAAGCGTTACGCCGCCGTGTGCAAATGGCGTTTGACGGATTAAACACAGCTGGCAGCATCGACGGCTATATTTTCCACGCGCTGGGCGCTAACGGCTTAGTTCGTGATGCACTGGCCACCAGCCCACAGCCTACAGAAATAGAGCTGACCATTTTAAGCAACGAGGGAAACGGCCATTCCAGCGCCGAGCTTATTGAATCTGTGCGCGCCCACTTTGGCATTAGCGCGGATGGCACCCAGCAGCTAGGCACCTCAAAGATTCGGCCACAAGGCGACCGTGTTTCAGTGCAAAGCGCATCCATTATTAGCTACCAGGTGGAAGCCACCATACACCTGCAGCAAGGACCGGACGCTAGCGTAATTAGGCAGCAAGCAATCGCTGCAGCGCAAAAGTACGCAGACGAGCAACATCGCTTAGGCGCCGACATAACGCGCAGTGGATTGCACAGAGCACTTCACCAGCCCGGCGTTGACAATGTTGCTCTGCGCGAGCCCGAAGAAAATATCAGCGTAAGCGCGACACAGGCAGCCTACTGCACGTCAATCGACGTCAATAGCGAGGTAAGCAATGGCTAAGTCATTATTGCCACCCAACGCCAGCGCGCTGGAAAAAGACCTTGAACGCATTATTGAAAGCAGCACTTCGTTGCCCGTACACATACGCGACCTATGGAACCCGGACACCTGCCCCGCGGAGCTTCTACCGTGGCTTGCATGGGCCTACTCAGTAGACAGCTGGAGCGACCACTGGGGCGAGCACACCAAGCGCCGCGTAGTTAAGAACGCATACGAGGTGCACAGATTCAAAGCCACACCCTTTGCGGTTCAGCATGCTCTGGATGGGCTTGGCATTAGCACCAATGTTACCGAGTGGTGGGAGCAAAACGGTAGCGGCACACCAGGAACAATGACCGTCATTGCTTTGCTGAACGAAAACCTGACCGGAGAAGATGACGGCCTCATCACGGCTGAAATGCTAAAGCTTGTCACGGAAACCGTTAACACAGCGAAGCGCGGCAGTATCCACTTTAATGTCCAGCTGGGCATTGCGTTAGATGAAGAGTTTGCGCTGGCGGCTGGCTGCAGCCCTTCTTATGGCGTTTTTGACACAGGCTTTAGTGAACAGGGAGTGGTACCTGACGAGACAGAAGCCGACCTTGGCACATACAACGCAGCCCACCGCATTGACTGCCGTGAGCATGACGCGATTTTTAATGGCGTACTGCCTGAAGAATTTGAAATTGAAGGGCGGCTGGCCGGTGGCTCACACCAGCTGGTTATATCTGATTATTCACTAATGGGAGTGACCTAATGGCACTGAAACTTCAGTTCACCCAGCAGGGCCTTGCCGCGTGCCTGGACGCACAAAGCAAAGGCCTGAAAGCTGAGATTACACACATGGCGTTTGGTGACGCAGCTTACACCCCACGCCAGAACCAGACGCAGCTTAACAACGAGCGTGAGCGCATTGAGATTAATGACTGGCAAGACGGCGGTCAGAACATGCGCATGGCTGGCGTGTTTGATGGCGAGCTTGAATACGCCATCCGCGAGATTGGAATTTTCCTTTCTGACGGCACGCTGCTTGGCGTGTATTCACAGTCTGGCAAAACACTGGGCTACCGTACGCCCGCTGTTAAGGTCATTCAGTGGTTCACGCTTAACTTAAGCGCACTGCCAACCAATAGCGTTACCGTTGTGGTGGGCGCAGAAAACCTGAACTTGGTACTGGATGCTGAGTTTATCGCTGCAGCGGCATCGTTCCTGAACACTGGCGCTGCAATCATCAAAAACGCTCACTGGAATATGCAGTTAAGTGAGCGCATTCGCACTATGGAGGGCTCGCTGTGAGCACTATCGCTGAACAAATTGAAAACCTAAAGGCCGCATCGGTCGAACAAACACAAGCATCCCAGCAGCTAGCTCAGGAAGTGGCCGGGAAGATGGGCAACATTGACCAGAAAGTTGACCAGTCTATTCAACAGGTTGAAGATACTTATGAAAGCAAGGCAAGCAACTTAACCATTATCGCAACAGACGGCTATAAGAAAGCCGTCGAAAGCGCGAGTGGCGGCAAGAACACAGTTGTTTATGACGCACAGGGAAACCCTAACGTGATGGTGGTTGTGCCTCGCTTCAACGTAGAAGACCTTGGCCTAACCGAGCTTGACCTGGGCAATGGCACACACCCAGCATTCCAGACGAACGGCGCCCCGCGCTCGGAAATCTTGATTGGTAAATACCTTGCCTCTAATGCAGCAGGCGGCACAGCAGTGGTTG